AAGACTTTAAAAGTCTCTGTAAGTGCCTGTATTTGCGTTAGAAGTGTGCTTAACTCTGTGGAGTGTAACCCCTATAACGTACATTGATTATTTCCCTATATTCTAAGTAAACTTCATAAACTATTAAAATCTCTGTAGGTTTTGGTCTGTTTCTCTGTAAAGCTTCTAAAGTTTTTAAAGTTTTATAGAGTCTTTAAAGTCTGTATGATTTTTGAACAGTTACTTTATTTATTTTAGAGATTTTAAGAGTCTTAAAAGTACTGTATAAATTTATAGTATTTACAAAGTCTTTAAAGTGTGATAGGGAGGCAGGACACCCGTACCCACTACCCCCTATATATGCACAATCTCATACATTTCTAAGGATTTCAAGTGTTAAGTAGGGGTTTGGTCGGGGGTCTGTGGAACTTCTAAGTCTAAGAAGTCTTGTGAGGATAATAGGGATACTATGACCGGGCATAGTTAACTATTATTATACAGTTAAAACCTGTTTCTGTCAAGCAATATTTAATTTATTTACATATAAACTTGACAGAATCTAAATTCACCTCTATAATAGATAACATATGAACTTGCCCAGTAATTCAAAAAGGAATCTTACAGATAAACAACAAGATTTCTTGAATAACTTAATCGAAACAAAAGGAAATTTAAAGCTTTCAGCCGAACTTGCAGGCTATGCAGGAAATCACTACCAAGTAATAAATAGTCTTAGACAAGAAATAGTGGATTTAGCCTCAACAGTCCTCGCAAGGGAAGCACCTAAAGCAGCCTTTAAACTCGTAGAAGTTATGGAGAGCGATACAGCTATACCTCAAGCTAACACAAAGCTTCAGGCAGCTCAGACAATCCTTGATAGGGTTGGGGTGTCCAAGACAGAACGATTAGATATTAATCAGAATGTTAATGGAGGCATATTCATATTGCCTGAAAAGCAATTAATAGATATTAAAGAAGAAGACTATGAAGATATTTCTGACTGAATACCAATTAGATAATAAAATCTATGCAGGTGTAAACATTTTTGCTTTAGATGAAGTTGAAGCAGAGCTTATTGCAACAGAGAATGGTGTAACTATTGTAGGTGAAGTAACAGGAATAAAGTTTAAAGAAGAGTTTGATAATTACTTATCATTAGTAGAAGAAGTACATGTAGAAAAACGGATATTACATTAATGGCAAAATCAAAACAACCTAAAGTAGAAAATAGAATAAGAAATGGCAACGAAGAAAAAATCAACAGTAAACAAAGCAGGGAACTACACAAAACCCACAATGAGAAAAAACCTCTTTAATAAAATTAAAGCAGGAACGAAAGGTGGTAAAGCAGGTCAATGGTCTGCACGTAAAGCTCAGATGCTTGCTAAAGAATACAAAGCTAAAGGTGGAGGCTATAAATAGTTATGGCACTTAAGAAGTCTCAGAAGTCTTTAAAGCGTTGGACAAAACAAAAGTGGAGAACTGCTAGTGGTAAAAAGTCCTCTGAAACAGGAGAGGTCTATGCACCTGCAAAGACTATTAAGAAACTTAAGTCGACTCCTAAAGGTCGTAGTAAGTTAGCAGCAGCCAATAAAAAGAAAAGAGAAGCAACTGCAAAAGGTAAACAACATGCCAAGCATGGACTACATAAAGGAAAGAAAAGATAATGGCTAAAGATACTAAACTAGTTAAAGCAGGAGTAAGTGGATATAATAAACCAAAACGTACTCCTAATCATCCAACTAAATCTCATGTGGTTGTTGCCAAGAAAGGTGATAAAACTAAAACAATTCGTTTTGGGCAGCAAGGAGTAAAAGGAGCAGGAAAGAATCCTAAGACTGCTAAAGATAAAGCACGTAAAAAAAGTTATTATGCTAGACACAACGCACAAGATTCAAGTCCTGATAAGTTTAGTGCTAGGTATTGGTCACATAAGGTTAAGTGGTAAATGAGTAAACAGCTAGGAACAGACCGACAACCAGTAAAGTTTAAAGCCCTTGAAAAACAAAAAGGACGTTTATCTATGCGTGGTAAAGGTATTAAAGACCAAAAACAATTTGAAAAAAATTGGGATAAGATTTTTAATAAAAAGTAATGGCTTATTCTCAACAAGTCATTGATAGGTTCAATAGTGTTTTAGCTGAACCTGAAAAACATTCAGTAGGTCGATTCGACCCTCAAGACCCAAACGTAGCAACAGGAATGACAGGAGCACCTGCCTGTGGTGATGTTATGCGTTTACAATTAAAACTCAATGGGGACTTAATAGAAGACGTAAAGTTTAAAACCTATGGTTGTGGTTCTGCTATAGCATCCTCTACTATGTTTGTAGAAATGTTAAAGGGTAAAACAATTAAAGAAGCAAAACTTATTAAAGATAAAGATATTGCAGAGGCTTTAAAGTTACCTCCAATTAAACTACATTGTTCTGTTCTTGCAGAAGAAAGCATACACAAAGCTATAGAAGACTGGGAAACTAAAGTCGCACATAGACAACATAATCAAACATGAATGGTTATATAAAAAAGAAAGGAAAAACTATTCCTTTTGGGTATGAACTATCAGAAATAAAAGGGTATGTTAAACCTATACCTGCACAACAAGATAGCTTATCAAAGTTTATTAAGCTTGTACAAGACCAAAGCCTAACACTACGAGATGCAGCTACACAACTTTCAGAAGAATCAGGTAGGTCTATTAGTCATGTAGGACTATCTAAGATTATAAAAAAATTAGAACCTTCTCCACCTCCAAGTAAATATAGATACTCTGCTGAACAAAAGCGGAAGATGGCTTTAGCTAAAAAAGAAAGAGAAATAAAGAAAGCTAAAGAAAAAATATTAGCCAAAGAAAGTAGATTAAAAAAAGAAAAAGAAGTAATTAAAAAAGCAACGGAGTCTACTACAAGTAACATTGTAACATCTGAAGACTTAGAGTCCGTTACTCCTTCAGTACAAGAAGTTATTAGAGATTCTAAAGTTATCTTTCATCCAAACGATGGACCACAGACTGAGTTCTTAGCTGCGGATGAAAAAGATGTTTTATATGGTGGTGCTGCAGGTGGTGGTAAAAGTTATGCAATGATAGTAGACCCCCTACGATATGCACACCGACCTGCACACCGAGCCTTAATACTTAGAAGGTCTATGCCTGAACTACGAGAAATGATTGACAAGTCTCGTGAGCTTTATCCTCAAGCATTTCCGGGAGCTAAGTTTAGAGAGGTTGAAAAACTTTGGAACTTTCCGAGTGGAGCAAAGGTTGAGTTTGGTTTCTTAGAAAGAGACGCAGACGTATACAGATATCAAGGACAAGCCTATTCATGGATTGGTTTTGATGAAATTACACACTTACCTACAGAGTTTTCATGGAACTACTTAGCCTCTCGTTTAAGAACAACTGACCCTGAAATCAAAACTTATTTACGTTGCACAGCTAATCCCGGTGGTGTTGGTTCTCATTGGGTTAAAAATAGATACATACAACCTAATGATTCTAATAAAAGTTTCTTAGGTACTGACGGCTTAACTAGAAAGTTTATTCCTGCAAAATTAGCAGACAATCCATACTTAGCTAAAGATGGTATATACGAACAGATGCTAAAATCTTTGCCTCCTATACAACGTAGACAATTACTAGAAGGTAATTGGGATGTAGCAGAAGGAGCAGCTTTTGTAGAATTTGACCCACTTAATCATGTTATTCCTCCTTTTGCTTTACCTGTTCATTGGGAAAGACTTAAAGGGATTGACTATGGATATGCTTCTGAAAGCTGTTGTTTATGGGGAATATTAGATATAAATGATAATACTTTAATTATTTATCGTGAATTGTACCGAAAAGGCTTGACAGGTCAAGAATTAGGTGCTATAATAACCGATATGGAGCTAGAAGACCCTTTCTCCGTAAATGGTGTATTAGATACTGCAGCATGGGCTAAAACAGGAACGACTGGACCAACTGTAGGTGAAGAGCTTTTAAAAGCAGGACACAAACTAAGAAGAGCAGATAAGAATCGTGTTCAAGGTAAAATTCAAATACACGAGTATTTAAAAGTAAGAGAAAACGGAAGACCAAAGTTGCAGATATTTAATACGTGTCCAAACTTAATAAGAGAATTACAAAGTATTCCGTTATCAAAAACAAATCCAGAAGATGTGGATACACATGCTTCGGACCACGCATATGATGCGTTAAGATATATGATAATGAGTAGACCTCGTATGGAAAACCCATTAGAAAGAATGAGAGGTTTTAAAAGAGAAATGTATAAGCCTGCTGATTCTGAATTTGGATATTAATATTTATGGTAGAAGATAATACATTTTTAAGTGCTGATAATATCTACGAAGATGTAGAAGGAGAATCAGGTAAAACTTTAAATTTAGAGATAGACCAAAAACAAAATCTTGTTGGTATTATTAATGGTCGTTATGCTCAAGCAGAAGATGCTAGACAAACAGATGAAACTCGTTGGTTAAAAGCATACGAAAACTATAGAGGTCTTTACAAAAATTCAGTTAAGTTTAGAGATAGTGAAAAGTCTCGTATCTTTGTAAAGATTACTAAAACAAAAGTATTAGCTGCGTTTGGTCAATTAGTTGATGTTATATTTGGAACAGGTAAGTTTCCTATAGGTATATCAGAAACTAAACTTCCTGAAGGTGAAAAAGAAAACGCATACCTAGATACACAAAATCCTACTCCTAGTATAGAAATAACAGATGAAAATAGAGGCAACATAGTTGACCCATTTGATGTTGGTTATGAAGGTGATGGTAGAGTTTTAGGAGCAGGTTCAACTTACAATAAAGTTGAAAGCATAGAAGAAAAAGCTGATACTATGCTAACAGAAGGTTTATCAGCTATTCCAGATATACCTGAAATAAGTCCTGCAGAAAAAGCTGCAAGACGAATGGAAAAATTAATCCATGACCAAATAGAAGAATCAAATGGTTCTGCAGAAATTAGAAATGCTTTATTAGAATCTGCATTATTAGGAACAGGAATAGTTAAAGGACCATTTAACTTTAATAAAAAGTTACATCAATGGTCTTCAGAAGGAGACGAAAGAAATTACAATCCATTAGAAGTAAGAGTACCTCGTATAGAGTTTGTTAGTTGTTGGGATTTTTATCCTGACCCTGCCGCTACAAACATAGAAGAATGTGAGTTTATAGTTCATAGACATAAAATGAACAAAAGTCAATTAAGGCAACTACGAAACATGCCTTACTTTGACGCAGATGCAATACGTAGTTGTATACAAATGGGAGCTAACTACGTTGAAAAAGATTTTGAAAGTCAACTTAAAGATGATAATAGAAGTGATGAAAGCTATACAAGTAACTTTGAAGTTCTTGAATACTGGGGAATCATGGATGCAGAATATGCTCGTGAAGTTGGAATTGAACTTGACGATGAAATAGATGATTTAGATGAAGTTCAAATTAATGCATGGGTGTGCGGTGATAAATTACTAAGAGCAGTAATTAATCCTTTTACTCCGTATCGTATACCTTACAATGCATTTCCATATGAAAGAAATCCTTATAATTTCTTTGGTATTGGTGTAGCTGAGAACATGGATGATTCTCAACAAATAATGAATGGACATGCTAGAATGGCTATTGATAACTTAGCACTAGCAGGTTCTCTTGTGTTTGATGTTGATGAGTCTGCTTTAGTAGGTGGACAATCAATGGAAGTGTATCCCGGAAAAGTCTTTAGAAGACAAGCAGGGATGCCGGGTCAGTCAATATATGGACTAAAGTTTCCTAATACTGCTCCAGAAAACATGATGATGTTTGACAAGTTTAGACAACTTGCAGACGAACAAACAGGCATACCTAGTTATTCTCATGGACAAACAGGTGTACAAAGTATGACAAGAACTGCCTCAGGTATGTCTATGTTGTTAGGTGCATCTAGTTTAAACATCAAAACAGTAATAAAGAATCTTGATGATTTCTTATTAAAGCCTTTAGGAGAATCATATTTCCAATGGAATATGCAATTCTTTGAAGGTGGTCTTGATGTGAAAGGTGATTTAGAAGTTAAAGCTACAGGAACAAATAGCTTGATGCAAAAAGAAGTTAGAAGCCAAAGGCTTACTATGTTTTTACAAACTGCACAAAGCCCTGCTATTGCTCCTTTTGTTAAAATTTCTAAACTCGTTAGTGAACTAGCCTACAGCTTAGATTTAGACCCTGATGAAATACTCAATGACCCTGAAGAAGCTGCAATTATGGCTCAAATTATAGGAATGCAAAATGCTCAACAAGCAACAGGCGAAGAACCTAGCCCTCTTGGTCAACAACCCGGAAACATGGGAGCCCCTACAGGAACACCTCAAGCACCTCAAAGCCTTGGAAGTACAGGTACTGGCGGTGGCAACATCGGAACAGGAGATGTACCGCAGTCAGGGGAAACTACGTTTAGTGGTACACCTAGAGCAGTTGAAGGATGAAGTACTAGAAGCAATTAATAGACAGGAATAATAATGGCTAAGAAAAAATTAACAGACTTAACAGGTGACGGAAAAGTTACACAAGCTGATGTATTAAAAGGAAGAGGAGTCTTTAATGAAGGGGGTGGTGCTAAACGATATATAGACCCTACAGGACAAAATGAATATTTAACAGAAGAAATAATTGAGTTAAATAAAGAAAGAGATAAAATTTTAAAAGCTTCTATTGATAATAAAAAAGATTTTAATAAAATTTTAGATGATAGAATTACACAAGGAAGTCTTACTGATAAAGCAGCAAATTTAATTTCTCAAATACATAAACTTCATATAATACAAGATAAAAAAGAACAAAAAAATAAACCAAGAATGTATGCTAGACCTGATAGAAAAAGTGATTTTTTAGCAGCACCTTCACCAAGAGCTAAAAAAGCAGAAGGTGGAGATATTAATTCTCAAATGGAAATGATGCTTGGTGAAGAAGGTGTGCCTATGGAAGAAGGTATTCCTATGGAAGAAGAAATGCCTATGGAAGAACCTATGGTTTCAGATGAAACTATGGAAAGTGATTACCTAGACTTTATATTAGATGAAGCTCTAGATGAAGAAGAAGAAGACTTCTTAATGGAACAATTAGAAAGCAACGATAAACTATCATTAATATTTGATAAAGTAATAGACGTTGCAACAGAATTCGCAGGGTCTGGACCAGTTGAAGGTCCGGGTTCTGGAGTATCCGATTCGATACCCGCAAGGTTATCGGATGGAGAGTTTGTCTTTACTGCAAAAGCAACTGCAGAAATTGGAGCTGATAATTTAGAAGCTGTAATGAAAGAAGCAGAAGCTAGTGCAGACGGAAGACAACAAGTAGCGGAAGGTGGAGAGATTGAAGAAGAGGATAATGTTGAAATGCCTGTGCAAGCAGCACAACAACAAAACATTCGAGTTTCAAGACCCACAGTATCTGCTCTTGCTGCAAGGCAAGAACAAAAAGATATTGTAGGTGATGAAATTAAAAAAAGAATGATGCTCGACCCAAATCAACGACACGTAAGAAGCTAATAACATATAGAGCTACCCTAAATATTAGGCACTCTATTATATAATAACCGAAAGGCTACCTTTACAAACAAGCCCTCTAGTCGACATAGAGCTACCTTGTGAACGAAGCCCTGAGTAGGAGATAAGAAAATGACTGAACAAGTCTTAAAAGAAGAAGAAGCCAATCCTTATAATGCAAAAAAAGAATGGCACAATATAGAAGATAAACCTTTTGTATCATCAGATAGTTTATTTTTTACACCAGAAAGTCAAGCTAATGCTGAACCTGAAAGTGTAGAAGAAATAGAACAGGTAGTAAGTGAGGATAAACCTTATAAACGTCCTAACTATAAAAAAAGATATGATGATTTAAAGAAACATTATGATACTAAACTTAATGAATTTAAGTCTAGAGAACAAGAGTTATTAGAAGAAGCTACTAAAAATAGAACTGAATATAATACTCCTAAATCTCCAGAAGAACTTGAACAATTTAAAAATGAATATCCTGATGTATACGAAGTGGTAGAAACTGTAGCTCACTTACAAAGTGAATCTAAGGCAAAAGTTCTAGAAGAACGTCTTAGTCAACTCCAACAAAGAGAGCAAGAATTATCACAACGTGATGCTTTAAAAAGGTTAGCAGATAAACATCCTGATTTTGAAGATATCAAAAATAGCGATACTTTTCAAGATTGGACAAAAGAACAACCTGCATCTATTCAACAATGGATAACAGGAAATACTGATGATGCTGATTTAGCTTCTCGTGCTCTTGATTTGTTTAAAAAAGATTTTGGAATGGAATCTTCTCAAAAGAAAAAGTCAATTTCTAAACCGACCAAACAATCGGCTGCTGACATGGTTTCAACTAAAACAACAAATGTTGACCCACGACAGGAAAAGATTTGGTCAGAAAGGGAGATTGCTGCATTGAGTATGGCAGAGTTTGATAAATACGAAAAGGAAATATCAGACGCTATGCAAGAAGGCAGAATCACAAAATAAACTATAACTTAACAAAGGAGAATGTATCATGGCTCAATTTTTTGAACCCGGAACGGATACTGATGCTAACTTTGCTAACTCCGTAGCAGGACAAACTAATAGTTTCTTTTTACCTTCGGTTTACTCTAAAAAGGTTTTAAACTTTTTTAGAAAAGCCTCGGTAGTTGAAGCTATTACTAACACCGACTATGCCGGTGAGATATCCTCATTCGGAGACTCAGTAAAGATTATCAAAGAACCCGTTATTTCTGTGTCTGATTACACAAGAAATAGCGATACCACAGAAACAAGACTAACAGACCAAGAAATTACTTTGGTTGTTGATAGTGCTAAAGCTTTCAAATTCATCGTAGATGATATTGAAACTAACATGTCACATGTCAACTTCAAAGAAGTAGCTTCTAGTTCTGCTGCGTATGCATTGAAAGATTCATATGATGCAGCAGTTCTTGCTGTTATGTTTGCAGGCTTGTCTGCTTCATCACCTAATCACGTTTTAGGTGCTGATAGTGCAACTGATTTAGGAGCAGGAGTCTATGATGGCTCTGGTGCTGCTGACTTAGGACAGTCTGGTGAAACTGACCCTCTAGACCTTATGGCTAGAATGGCAAGACTATTAGACGAACAAAATGTACCTGAAGAAGGTAGATGGTTCGTTGGAAGTCCTGACTTCTACGAAGTTCTAGGTCAATCATCTTCTAAATTATTATCTGTAGACTTCAACGCAGGTCAAGGTTCTATTAGAAATGGTTTAGTTTCAAGTGGAAAATTACGTGGATTTGATATGTACAAATCTAATAACATTGCTGCAACATCTAATGCTGCAGGTAAATGTTTAGGTGGTCACATATCGTCTACTGCAACTGCTAACACAATTCTTTCAACAGAAGTGTTGAGAGACCCAACATCGTTTGGTGACATTGTTAGAGGTCTTCATGTCTATGGTGCGAAAGTACTTAGAGACGAAGCCTTAGTAGGTGCATTCTACGGAATCGACTAATCAT